AACAAATTGCACAGCTTGACCGTCTGCGCCTGCACTTGCACCATTTATAGTTAATAGGTCGTAAGCATCGTTTAAATTTCCGTCAGTGTCGATACGCAGACCTGCTTTGATTCCACTAGTGGTAGTCCCAGAAAGCACCATGGTGTTACCAGTGTACTGTTCGGTGTTTGTTGAAATGTTTTCAACATTGCCTACTACTTTACTTTCAACAGCATCTATTAATTTAGTTGAATTGTCTGCAAATACTGATCCTACAACATCCCCTTCAAATGTGCCTTTTACCACAGCAGCTGGAATTTCTCCCGAAGTAGCATCTACCAGTAGTGTAGAATTGTCTGCAAAAATTGATCCTTTAACATCACCAACAACAGCACCACTTACATTACCAGTATGGAATCCAGTCGTATTGCCAACTAAATTTCCAGTTACATTGCCTACAACATCTCCTTCAAATGTACCTACTAATACACTAGCTGGAATTTGACCGCCAGTGGCATCTACAAGTAGTGTAGAGTTGTCTGCAAAAATTGATCCTTTAACATCACCAATAACACTACCACTAACACTACCTATTAAATTACCGGTAACTGTTCCAGTTAAATTACCGGTAACTGTTCCTATTACTGCATTGGTTGCTGATAGAGTATTAGAAAACGGATTATAAGTTAGCCCGCTATCGGTATAGATAGCATTGTCACCTGTTTGATCCTCAAAGAATGTAATGAAATGACTGGCATTTGTGCTAGTCACATTGGTTGTGACTGTAATAGCATTAGCGCCTGCCGATGTGCCAATAGCACTGCCGCCCACTGTAGAGCCTGCTGGTAAATTAATAACTGTTCCGTTTCCGCTAATAGTAGCATTACCAATCCATAAGGCATTTGCGCCTTCTGTCAAATATAGTTTATTAAATTTCTTAGTGTAAGAACCTAGATTGTAAGATTCGCTAATAATAGGAAATACATCGCCGCCTACAAATAATTCATTTTCAAGAGTTACATCGCTGTTAAAAATCATAGCCGGTGTAACAGTAATTGCACTGCTATCTGCACTGTCAATTAATGAAGTAAAAATATTTCCAGTTACACTACCTGTAACATTGCCGGTAACATTACCACTGAATATGCTTGCTGAAAGAGTGTTTGTGCTAGGAAAATAAGTTAATCCTGTGTCAGTTCTAACCTGTTCATTTCCGGTAGCTGTGTCAACGAATGTAACATAATGAGCAGCAGCAGATGTGTTTGTTTCTGTTAACGCTATCGTAGATGCAACAGTTGCAGAACTTGCATTGCCAGTTACATCTCCGGTTACATTGCCTTGTACACTGCCAATCAACGTTCCGCGAAGTACACCGTCTCTAGCATCGACTAAAATAGAACTATCGAAACCAAATACTGACCCGTAAAGATCACCATTGATCTGGCCAGTTGCTGTGTTAACCAATACAGTACTGTCTGTACCTATAACATTACCAGAAATAGTAATATTATAAGTGTCGCCTTCGTTGATACCTAGTGCCTGGCCACCAACAGTTGAACCTAGTGGAAAATTAATAGCTGTACCAGTTGAAGTAATTACTGCATTGCCTAAATAAATTGACGATCCACTTAGGTATAAGTCTCTAAATCTATAGGCAGAGGTTCCTAAATCGTAAGCAATGTTTGTGTCTGGTACAATGTTACCTTGTGGAACAAAATTACCATAAACAGTATGAGTTTCGGAGTTAACTATTACTCCGGAATCGTCTCCTACTAGATTTCCTTGAAATCCTTGATCGGCCACAATTAGACCAATATAGTTTGATAAATCTTGTTGTACAGTTGCTTGTAATCTATCACCAACATAAGCAAATGTAACACCACTATGCACAGTATTGTCACTTAGGCTATCACCCAAGAACAGTCTGGCAGTGGTATTTCTAGCGTCGCCTACGCTGAAATTGGTCACAGGCAATCCACCGGCCGTAGCACCATTTCCCACGTAAACACTTCCTGTGGTTGTATCGTAAACGAGTTCGCCTGCTAATGGTGTTGTGGCCACCCTATCAGCTGTGGGTCCTCTTCTAATCTGTAAAGGCATGCTTAACTCCTGGAATGTTCGTATCCTATCTTATATTTATACCTTTGTTTCTTTTACCTAAAGTTAGAAATTTTAGTCAAAAAAATAGGCTCCGAAGAGCCTATTAAACTGCGTAGATTACTACATGGTAGGACCGTTGCCGTTCCTAAAGCCACTGGAACCGCCTTCTACTTCAATCCTTTTGATAACATCTTCAAACAAGATAGGAGCAAAGTCTGGTGTTTGTTCCACGCATACGCAATGGTAGCGAACATCGAACTCATCGCTGTACAAAATTTCTCCAGTCCTAGCATCTACACCACGAGCTTTACGCACACGATTGGCATGAGTGTGTCCGTGAATGTTAACACCAAACCGGCCCAAGCTGTCGCTGTGCAACGGAATGTGACTTAAGATCATGCCATCCATTACATGATACGCCCGCAATTCTCTAAAGTACTGCCTGTACTCGTTGTCTGGGAAAATATCGTGGTTGCCGCGGATCAAAACTTTGTCCCCGTTCAACCGGGACAATGTAGGCAATGCTCTACGATTAATAACCACATCACCTAAGTGATAGACTTTGTCAGTGGGCTTGACTCTCTCGTTCCAAGCCTTGATCATAGCTTCGTCCATTTCCTCGGGACTATCCCAAGGACGGAGTTTTGTAACACCATCATTGCGGGTGAAGCGGCAGACACCAGTATGTCCAAAATGTGTGTCTGATACTAAAAATACACTAGGCATCATGCCCTCCTCTCTTATTCTATCGCTCTTCGAAAAATTATTTCTTGCTTTGAAAATGCATCTACTTCCCAAGGCATGTTCAAATACTTTGTTCGTTTACTGTACTGTTTTCCGCACCAAACGGCACTTCCGTTTTTTGCAGTTTTTAATTTGCCCTTGGCCATCTGTGCTACATGAACCATTTCGTGTGCCAGTGTTAGCCCAAGCTCTTTCAGCTTCATTGGACTAATCACTACCACATAGCTGTCCAGAATGTCTACAGGAACAGTCATGCCCATTCCATCGCATTCACCGCGAGCAACACGGATGACCACCGCCTTGCGACTCTGTGTCAATCCCAGTTGTTTGATTATTGAGGGCATAAGACACTCAATAAATTTACGAGTTTTTTCGCTACGGGCTTCGACAAGATATTCCATTGGGTTTCCTTTGAACAGTTAGTATATTATAACATCAACTGCCCAAAATGCTAGAAATAGAATGAGGCCTACCATAGAGGCTTGTCCATAAACACGAACGTAGAAACCAAACAGAACACTATCACAAACCACAGAGTATACCGTGCCCAGGCTTCCTGCTCTGCGTCTGTGGGAGGAGTTTCATCTTGAACTCGAGTCCAGCCCAATTTTTTCATCATCTTGTGCTTGACCAGCAAGTTGGGACTACGAAATACTTCGCAGTCATCAAAGCCCATCATTACACCAATTTCGCAGACAGCACCACTACGGCAAACACCAGCAACACAATGTACCACAATATTCATTCGATTTTCTAATGCCCGTTGTAGCAGAGCCACAAGTTGATCAGCCTGATCCTGTGTAACAGCAAACTCGCTGAGATCAATCATTCGTCCGTCACCTGTGTTGGTCATACCATCTTCTTCAATGTCGAGAAACTCAAATTGATGTGTTTCTTTGAACTGATGCATAGGCTTAGGAAAATCCATACCAGGATCAACGATTTGAATCAGCATTGAATTTTCACCGGCACGGTGATGCCGACCCTTGGGAATATCACTTAGACTTACATTTTCAATCCACGGCATACAGCCTCCTTTAATAGGTTTCTTTTACAACATCAAACTCCGTAGCAGGCCATTTGGTTTTGAACTCATCTGTTTTAACATACTCATTATATGCTTTAGCATCAAAGAACACTTTACTGAACACTGTTTTAAATGTACCTTTGGGGTTTATAGTCAAATAAACTGATTTTGCCTTGCCTGCCATTCTAGCTCCTTGTGTGTGTTATAACCTGTAACTAACTCGACCTTTTGATAAATCGTAGGGGCTAACCTCTACCTTAACTCGATCGCCTAGAATGATACGAATTTTGTGTTGCTTGAGTTTGCCGCTGGTGTAACACAACATCAAGTTGGGCATGTTTTCAATTTTCACCTTGTACATACTGCCCGGCAGAACTTCTTCTACAACGCCTGTTAATTCAATAATATCTTCTTTGGCCATCTAGTTTTTATCTTTCCTTTTTTACGCGGCCAATGCGGCTCGCCTTGTTCCAATCGTATTTAACGCCATCTGGGCACTTACCGTCTTTAACGCTGTCTACACCAAACAGGCCCACAATTTCAAATTCGCCACCTTGTATGGTAACAAACACATTTAATTCTTTGGCAAATGCCATTGCTAAATCCAAATTAGCAAACTCTGTTGAGCTTTGTTTTTCTATTACTTTGTACATACGACTATTATACGGTCTTTCTTTCAATTTGTCAAGTGGTGCTCTAGCCAAGAATTGAACTTGGAATTCATTCTTACCAAGAATGTGTAATACCATTTTACTACAAGAGCGTGGTCCGGCGTAAAGGAATCGAACCTCTGTTCGCACTTTAGAAGAGTGCTGTATTTTCCACTATACGAACGCCAGATAAAGAAAAACCCTGCCGTAAGTACTATGTCTTAGAGGGCAAGGCCGTGTTATTGGGTGACAGACAACTTATCTCATTATACTCCGCCTGTCAGGGAGAGTTATTGTTTTACATCGTATTCGTAGTTTACAGTATTAAGATTCTCTCTAAAAACCCCGGCACCGTTTTTAGTATGAAACTTCTTGGCCATCTCAGTCTTTGGACTAAGCGTAACAAAGCGTTCTATGCTAGGAAATTGCTTTTGTATTTCTGCTACAGTTGCTCTCAACAATTCTACACCAGCCCCCGGGGCGTAACTCCAAATGGTGTAAAAAATTGCTGCTGTTGGCACTTCCGTATCTTTGATCAAATCGTTTACATCTTCCGGAATGAAATCATGTAAACTAACACAAACCATCGCTCGGGGAATGTCATCAACTAAAACACTTACAAACTTGTTCTTTCCTACCCTAAACTCTTTAGGTAACTCAGGGCGAACAGGATCATCCTTTATGTAATCTAGTAATGGATCTGTTAGATTTGTTATGAAGGATAACATTTTTATTCTCTCTATTAATAACAAAAAACATTTTTCTGTTATATGCGTACTTATCATTTTTACACAAAAAGTCCATTACAGGAAGATTACAAGATATATTCGATGTCTACTGCTATGATAAATCTGTAATCCATGCTTTGGACAACGCCCGGACGATGCCAGGTATCGCTGGGATAGATGTTCCATGTGTATTCATTAGGCCCAATAAAAAATTTCTCATCGTTCTCGGGACCCATGGGTGCAAGTTCCGTTCCGCAAGTTTCTCTGTTTGCCACATCTTCGGGTATATGTAGATACAAGATACCACTTAACATCTTGGCATTAGGATTTTGTGGATGCCAATGATTGTGCCATAATTTTTCACGATCTTCGGCACCTTCTAGGTTTGTCATGAAACTCCATGCCATCATGTTTGATACTTTTACTTCTCGTCCTAGATACATGAATACACTAAACATAAAACTCATACGATATTTTAACCATACTTCTTCTGGTCTAGAAAATATGTTTTCTTTAGTCTGATACTTGGGACTGTTTGTAAAGTAATTCCCACCAGCGATAATACTCTTAATAATGCCTATGGCCTTTTGATTATCTTCTGGAGTAATTACACTACTAAAATCGAATTGTTTAACTGATGTCATTGTATTATGGAGCGGAGTGAGAGAATCGAACTCTCGACCGAAGATTGGAAATCTGCTGTTTTACCATTAAACTAACCCCGCATACACATATTTACTCTTTGGTCTCGTCACCAGATTACGCTAATCCGAGATATACTTTAACATTCGTTCTAAATCGGCGTTTTCTATTCCACCAACAACAGTATTACATCTATTACACAAGATGCCTCTAACTCTTCCTGTTGTATGGCAATGGTCTACAAACCCGCCTTTCCTACCAACGAACATTTCTAATTCTGTATCACAGGTAGCACACTTTCTATCTTGCGATTCGAGCAATGCTACCATATCTAAACGATTCATCTTGTAACGGTATAAGCCGTCTTTACATACGCGGCAACTTGTACCACGCATAGTATGCTCTACTCCGCAATGTTTACATATCTTATTCATACTTTTATTTATATAAAAGTAGCGATATGCAGTGCGCTACACTCCGAAATGGTTGCGGGGGAAGGATTCGCACCTCCGATCTCCAGCTTATGAGACTGGCGGGGACGACTAGACTCCCCTACCCCGCGATAGTTAGTGCCTAGCTACTCCCACCACAGGAGCCCTAGACTGAGCAGTTACTCTGTCCATAACATTTTTTCTTCTGGAAAAGGCGTTATACCTAACCCAATGCGTTC